TGCTCGGCGCTGTCATAGGCTTCGCGACCGCTGACTACTGCTGGTATGGCTACTGTGGCCTCTAAAAAGAAGCCCTTGGGGAAGCCCTTGTGGCAAGTGTTCGAGGAGGAGGAGCAGCGGATGGCGAAAGAGAACACCCCGAAGTGTCCGCACTGCGGCGCCGAGGGTGAGCCGACGAATCGGTATCTGTTGCGTTGTACGCAATACGCGGAGTGCGGTAGGTACTTTTCATGAGCGATCACGATTCGCTCTGCCCACCGGGACTAAAACCCGGAGGGTCCGAGACTTGCCTGACCTGCTCGATCATCATGGAGGCTCGTGACGAGGAGCGGGAACGATTCACGAACATCGCCGAGCAGGCTTATGCGCGTGGTCGGGAAGACGCCGCTGTCGCAGTGAAAGAGTTCAGTGTTCACTCGGTTCCGTTCCTACCGTCAGACACCCCGCTTAGCATGGCCGTGCGGGTGAAAGATGTCCTCGCTATCGCCGCTATGGGAGTGAAACAGCCTGATGCAACCGGACCTGATCAGTAGCATCTTCGACACGTCGCAGTCCGACCGATCTTTGCAAAAAGCCGTAGGGCCGAGCGAGATCGGTGGCTGCCGACGAAAGGTGTACCACCGACTACACGGTGCCGACCCTGTGAACGACACTTTGGGGGCGGCGGCGTTCATGGGCACCGCCATCCACGAGAAGATCGAGCGGCGTCTCGCCGAGATCGGCGACGACCGTTACCTAATCGAGACCGAGGTCGAGTTCGATGGGCTACTCGGGCACGTCGACGTGTACGACACGGTCGATCGTGAGGTGATCGACTGGAAGACGATCACGTTGAAGAAGGCCCGCTGGTTCCCGAGCGATCAGCAGTGGCTGCAGGTGCAGATTTATGGGCTGCTGCTGACGGAGAATGGCTATCCAGTGGATCGGGTGACGCTGGTGGGTATCCCTCGTGACGGTAACGAGCGTGATGTGCTGGTGCGTTCGATGGCGTGGTCGCGTGATGCGGCGATGCAGGGGATGGAGTGGCTTCGTGAGGTGCGGGAGTTCGAGGCGCCGCCGGAGCCTGAGCGGCCTGTGAGTTTCTGCCGTGATTACTGCCAGTTCTATGACCGTTTGGGTTTGTTGGGCTGCCCCGGAGGCACATAACCCCCGTATGCTACACTCGGGTTAGGCAAGGGAGAGGAGCCCGAAGTGACCATTCAATGCTCAAACTGCATGGAGACCATCTCCATCAACCTCGCTGCAGGCGAGGTCTCCCATACCACTAAGGCTCACGGGCGCGGCTCTAAGCGCGTCGAAGCCACCACCACCACCAACCCCGTCTTCGACGAGGGCGCCATCTACGCATGGGAAGCGCCCTGCTGCATCGACTACTGGGATTCCTACGAGAAAGGAGCCTGACATGGCGCTCGACACACTGACCCTGACCCCGGGCGCGATCGTCACCTACGACGACGTCGCTAACCCGCTCACCACCTACGAAGTAGTCGAGAAGGTCACCGACCGTTGGGCGACGTTCTTCCGCTTGAAGAACCTCGACGACGATCTCGACACCGAATTGAAAGCATCCGACTGCCGTCAACACGGCTGGAACCTCGTAAGGGAGGGACGATGACCACCACCACAAACGACGCCCTCGAAGTGGCGTCCACCATCAAGCGACAGATCGGCATCGACGCATGGCTGGCTGTCAGCGCCCGCGATCCCCGCTACTACTCGACCGACGACGGCAACGTCACGTTCGCGTTCCGGTTCGGTAGCCGCTACGGGCTCGCCAAGTGGTGCGAGATCACCTACAAGCGCGGCGCCGACACCTACGACATGGTCGCCTACAAGGTGCATCGCAACGGCGTGAAGAAGACGCTCAGCATCGCCTCGAAGTACGAGCCCGATGGCGTCGAGAGCGCGTCGTACAGCAACGTCTACTTCGACATGCTGCCGTCGCTGGTGCGGCAAGCCAACACGATCGGAGAGTTGTCATGATCGAGATCGTTGAAGCGCTCTGCCCCGCCTGCGGCAACGTCACGGACTACTGCCAAGGCCACGGCGAGATCGGCGACCCTGCGGGGTTCGCCATCTTGCGGGCCCACGACAACGACGACCATTCCGGCTGCTGGCAGCACGCCGGGGAATGTGTAGGACTGTGATGAAGGTATCTGTGGAGTACGGCGCTCAACCGCCACGGGAGTTCGACGGCGACATCGCCGAGATAACGCCCCTCGTTATGGACGCGGTGGGTGATGGTCTCGTGTACGGCGACTACATCGTTGTCACGACCGAGTTGGCTGACATGCACTGGTGCGCGAAGTGCGGCACGACGGTGTCGACATTGGCGCGGCGCGGTCAGGCGACCGAGGAGACGAAGGGTTATTTCGCGTGCCCGAAGTGCGGGTACATGAAGGAAGGTGTTCTGCCGTGAGGGTGCATCTTGACACGCCAGAGGGCTGCCTGCAGTTCGCTGCTTTCGCGCACGAGGGTCAGGTCGATAAGCAGGGCGCCCCGTACATCGCTCACGTCGCCCGTGTGGGGTCGGCGTTGTGGCGGTTCGGTCCCGAGTTCATGTGCGCTGGCTATCTGCATGACGTGGTCGAGGACACTGATTGGCCGCTGAATAACCTCGATTTTCTCGGCGCCGCCCCTGAGGTGCTGTCGGCGGTCGAGGCAGTGACTAGGAAGCCCTCTGAGAAGGGCCTAGACGGCTACAGGGCCGCTATTGAGCGGGCTATGGGTGATCCGATCGGGAAGTGGGTGAAGGCTGCTGACGTGTCTGACAACGCTTCGCGGCTGGATGGGGTTGTTTTCGGGCCTGTGCGGCGGAAGTTGCAGCGGAAGTATGAGATGGCTGAGCGGTTGATCGCTGAGGAGATCAAGGGCTACCGGATCGGTGCTGGCCTGTACCCCCCCGAGGTGCTGTACCTAACCCGGGTTTGATACACTCTGAGTGTCTAGGAGAGGAGACACCATGAGCACAGTTGAAGTTCGCAAAGCGTTCAAGATTCGCTCGTGCCACTGCCGTCGTGGATACGGCGGGCGCATCCGAGTCTGCGGCCACGACAACGGCGTGACCGAGACCTACTGGATCGTCGTCGTCGACGGACAGCCAACAGGCGAGCAGTACCCGCGTATGCGCGACGCGCTCGCCGCAGCCCCTAAGGAGACCCCATGAGTAAAAACTATTTTGTTGATTTCGTCATGGACGAAAGCAACGTCATGCAAGCAGAGAAAGGTGCAGCAAGCATCCGCATCGAACTGAGCAAGGGAGGAGTGACAATCTTCCACGGAGAGGATGGGTCGGTTCTTCAGGAGTTTCCTCAGGTCGCCGAGGGAACATGGAGCGAAATGTTCAACTCAATCGTTCGCCAACTGAATCGAGCAGAACTGGCCCCTAAGGAGACCCCATGAGTACATCATCCAATCCACAAAAACGCTACGTCCTCCGCGTGACAGAGATCCACGAATACAGCGGGTGGCGCCCCGTGCGCGGCGACCGCACCCTGTATCTGTACAAGTCTGTGTCCCGAGATCGGCAACACGGCTACCCCAAGTACAGCGTCTGCGAGAACGTCGAGAACGCCCGAACGTGGGCAACTCGCGCTGGCGCAGAGGGCTACCTCGCCGCGAAGTTCAACGACAAGGGGTACGTCGTCGAGGAGGTGGCAGCATGACCTGCAAAACCTGCGCTAAGACCATCGACGCGCTCGAAGCGTTCCCCGGCGGCATCTGCGTCGACTGCTACGCCGCAACCCCCGCCGGACAAGCCCCCGTCACCGCCGAGCAGTTGACCGCTATGTGGGGTGGCCCCGTAACCAAAACGATCACTTGGGAGGACCAATGAGCAACCTTGAAACCCCGATCATCATCGAGCCGTTCCCGCTCGTCGACTACATCATCAAATACGAGTCCGGCGACCTTGACGACACCGAAACGATCCGCCTGTTCCAATACCTCGTCGACACCGGACAGGCATGGCACCTGCAAGGCCACTACGGTCGCACCGCCACGGCACTGATCGAAGCGGGACTCGTCACCGCGCCGAACGCCTAACAGCCCAAGCAACCCCGGTACACTGGCTCGAATGGAGGGCCAAGGTGCCGGGGTTCCGTCTGACCTGAGCCCGCTCGGAATGTGGGCGGCTCAGGCGCACGAGATGTACCTGTCTCTGCTTCAAGCCGGATTCACCGGACCCGAAGCCCTCACCATCCTCGTCGGGATGACCCGACAGGCCGACACGGACTGAGTGGGAGACGCATGGCACCCCGAGTAGATATGCAAGAACTCGGCACCACTGGCCTGAAGCGCACTAGCGGTTTCATCTACGACGAGTTCCTTGTCCGCCTTCAAGGCATCCAAGGCATCAAAACCTACCGCGAGATGTCGGACAACGATCCGGTCATCGGCGCGGTCCTGTACGCCATCGAGAAGGTCATCACCCGCCTCGAATGGCGCGTCGACCCATACAAGGATCAGTCACAAGACGGCGACCCGGACGACGCCGACGTGGAGACGGCAGCGTTCATTGAGAGTTGCCTGAACGACATGAGCGACTCATGGGATTCGACCTTGTCACAGATCCTCTCGATGATCATTTACGGCTGGTCATTCCACGAGATCGTGTACAAGAGGCGCGTCGGACCTGATCAGAAAGATCCCACGAAACGGTCGAAGTTCAGCGACGGGAAGATCGGCTGGCGCAAGTGGGCGATCCGTGGGCAGGAAACCCTGTACCTGTGGACGTTCGACGCCGACGGCGGTATTCAAGGCTTCCAGCAAGTTGACCCGTACACGGGCCACGGGCGTATCGACATCCCCATCGAGAAGGCGCTCCTGTTCCGCACCACGGCAGCGAAGAACAACCCTGAAGGCCGCTCCCTGCTCCGTAACGCCTACCGCCCGTGGTGGTTCAAGCGCCGCATCGAGGAGATCGAAGCGATCGGTATCGAACGGGATCTCGCTGGCCTACCGATCGCTTACGTCCCGCCGGAGTATCTGAGTTCCTCCGCAACAACCGAGCAGCAAGTCGTCCTCGCCGCGATCAAGGAAATCGTCACGTCGGTGAAGCGGAACGAGAACGAAGGCATCGTTTTCCCGCAGGTGTACGACGAATCCGGTAAGCCCCTGTTCGACCTGAAACTACTATCGAGCGGCGGCACTAGACAGTTCGATATTGACAAGACCATCACGCGCCTCGACCAACGAATCGCGATGAGTGTCCTGTCGGACTTCATTCTGCTCGGGCAGGACCGTGTCGGCTCGTTCGCGCTCGGCGCTACGAAGATGGACTTGTGGAGCATGTCGGTCGATTCGATCGCTAAGACGATCGCTGACACCGTGAATCAGCACGCCATCCCCCGCCTGCTGCGGTTGAACGGCATGGATTCCAATCGTCCCCCGACGCTGCAGTACAGCGAGGTCGCCCACATCGACTTGACGGAGATCAGCGACTTCATCTCGAAGATGGCTGCCGCCGGAGTGCTCGCACCCGACCCGACGCTGGAAGACCATTTGCGGGATCTCGCTGGCTTACCGCCCGCGAATCATGACGTGGACGAGACAGGCGTCGATACGATGTCACCGGAGGACATGCGGGCTTTGATGGCGTTGCCGCCGCAGCAGCGCATCGTCGCTGAGCGGACAGGTATCGTGCCTGATAAGCCCGCGTTCCCCGGCGGTAACCCACCGTTCGGTGGTTCCGCACCTGAGCAGTCCGGGGCAGACGAGCCGGAGGAGTAGACCGTGGCGCTGACTATCGGTGGGAAGCGTGTCACGGTTCCGGGTGGTGGTCCGCCCGCGACACCGTTGTCGCCGTTGGAGCGGCTGCTTGTCGACGGCTTGATCATTGTGAATCGTGAGATCGTGAACGCGATCAACGCGGAATCGTTCGCTGACGCTATCCGTGACCTTGACCCTGACATGTTTGATCGCTTGTTGAATGAGGCGCTGCGTTGGGAGGATGTGCGGGAGATCCTCGATGATGCGCTCAGGGGTGTCGTGTTGGATGGTTCTCTGGCGCAGGCGCGGGAGATCATCAGTAAGAATCCGCGTATTCAACGGAGCCCGTTCGCTGACTTGCAGTACACGGGTAGGCAGTTGCCGAGCGGGATCATTCTTCCGAGCGACTTCGCGCCCCCGTCACCTGACGTCGAGTTCGTGATCTCCACCCCTGTTGAGCAGATGTTCAATTATGTGAGTGAAGCGTCGGTGAATTATTCGCGGGTGCGGTCGGGTCAGTTGATTCAAGCGATCGACGAGTCGACACGGGTGTCGATCCGGCAGTTGATTACGCAGGCGTTCACGGAGCCGCGTTCGGTTGATGACACGGCCCGCCTTATCCGCAGGATCGTTGGTTTGCATCCTCGCTGGGCTCGCGCTGTTGAGCGGTTCCATGACAAGAACGTGCAGGGGCTTATCCGTGATGGCATGTCGAGTTCTGAGGCGCAGCGGCGTGCGGATGAGATGACGGCGAAGTATCGGGATAAGTTGATTCGTCGTCGCGCTGAGATGATCGCTCGCACGGAGACGCAGCAGGCGTTGAACTTCGGTCGCCAAATGTCGTGGGTGGCGTCGGATCGTGCTGGGCTGGTGGACCCTCGGACGATGAAGGAGTGGCGTACAGCGCCGCTTGGGAGCCGTTATGGGCCTCCGTGTCCGACGTGCACGATGTTGCGGGGTACGCGGGTGGCGTGGAATGGGACTTTCGATAATGGGCAGCAGATGCCGCCTGCTCACCCGAATTGTCGTTGTACGGCTGTGTTGATTCCTCCGCCGCGTGGGTTGACGGGTTTGCCGTCGCAGGTGTCGACGGAGTCGTGGATCGCTGAGTTGGATGCGTTGGAGGCTGAGCAGATCCGTGAGTTGGAGGCGCAGCGGGTCCAAAAGCATCGACAGGGTAAACACGATCAGTCATCCCACGGCGCTTGGGCGAGGGGGAGTGGGGATCGTGCCGCGCAGATCGCTGACGCGGCTCGAACAGGGGCACCGTCGGGGATCACGTTGGAGGATCTTGTTGCGATTCAGGAGAATCCTGCCGCGTTCGGGTTTGAGGCGAACGAGTTCACGGAGGCCGAGCGGCGACGACAAGGGTTGATGCCGAATGATGAAACGACTGTTGAAGGAATGAAGCGAGCAGTGGTCGAGGGGTACATGATTCGTGAGAAAAGAGAGTGGGAGCAGGAGGAGGCTGCCGCCAAACTGAGTGAAATATCGCAAGATCACCTCGTCGATTATTTCGAGACCGTTCGAGACAAAGGAACGATTTTCGTAGCATCCGAACCGAAACACGCTGTGAGTATCGTCAATAAGGGAGAGTTCGATACGGTGTTTGAGACGAACCGCTCGAACGGTGCAGTTGCCTATGATGCTCGACGCCGTGAGGAGTTCGCATCCCACGATCTTCACCCGAACCTTGATCCGAATCTGCGGCCCGTGTACGGCTACGTCGCTTTCAACAATCCTGTCATGTCAGGCGCCGCAGGATACGGGAATGTGCGATTCGAGTTGAAACCCGAAACAAAAGAACGCGCTTCGATGACTGATGGTGACTCACTCGGTTCCTACGCTACGCCTATTCCGATGTCAGGTGATCCGATCACACGGGAAGAAGCCGTGGGAGGGTCTATGGGATGGAGCAATCTTTCGTATCAAGGGCAAAGAACACCTG